CCTGCTGAACGGCACGGACGGCGCGGCCGGCGTGTCGGCGGCGCTGCTGGTCGGGCAGGACGGGCTGCCACGCCGGGGCATGTTCGCGCTGCGCGGCCAGGGGTGCAGCCTGCTGGTGCTGGCCGATGCCGACGACCCGGGCTGGTGGCCCACCCAGGCCGGGTTTGCGGTGCAGGAGGGGCTGTATGCCATCCTGACCGGCCCCGGCGGGGACGCCATCGGCACGGCGGTCCAGGCGAAGCAGGCGGCGGGGCTGGACAGCCCGGCGGCCAAGCTGATGTTCGGCGACTGGGTGTACTGGAACGACCCCGTGGCCGGCACCATACGCCTCGTCAGCCCGCAGGGCTTCGTGGCCGGGCGGCTGGCGAACCTCAGCCCCGAGCAAAGCAGCCTCAACAAGCCGCTGTATGGCGTGGTGGGCACCCAGCGCGCGGGCGTGCCGGGCAGCGCGGCCAGCACCGGCTACAGCACGGCGGAGCTGGCGGCGCTGCTGGGCGGGGGCCTGGACGTGATCGCCAACCCGCAGCCCGGCGGCAGCTTCTGGGGCGTGCGCGGCGGGCACAACAGCAGCAGCAATGCGGCCACGAACGGGGACAACTACACGCGGCTGACCAACTACATCGCCCGCACCTTGCAGGCGGGGATGGGCCAGTATGTCGGCCAGGTCATCAACGCCGGGCTGTTCCGCCGCATACGCAGCACGCAACTGAGCTTCCTGCAGGCGCTGCTGGGCCAGGGCATCCTGGGGACGGTGGACGGGTCCTTGCCGTTCAGCGTGGTGTGCGACGCGAGCAACAACCCGGCGGCGCGCGTGTCGCTCGGCTACGTGCAGTCCGACGCGCAGGTGCAGTACCAGGCGATCAACGAGCGCTTCATCGTGAACCTGGAGGGCGGGCAGACCGTGCAGGTCACGCGGCAGACCTTGCCCGCCGGGCAAGTGATCTAGGGAGGGCCAGGCCATGCCAGCAAACACATTCTCCACCGGGCGCGACTGCCAGCTTGTGGTGATCGGCCCGGCCAATGCCGGCCAGGCCGGCGCGCGCATCGACCTGACGCACGTGACCGGCTTCGAGAGCCGGCAGATGACCCACCCCGTCCGCATCGACCGGCTGGACGGCGTGCACCTGGCCGCCGAACTGCCGAAGGGCTGGGAGGGCCATTTCGACCTGGAGCGCGGCAGCCCGGCGGCGGACGACTTCATCGCCGGGATCGAGCAGGCCTGGCACACCCAGGGGCTGATCCAGGGTGCGACGCTGTATCAGTACATCAGCGAGAGCGACGGCAGCACGAGCACGTACCAGTTCGAGGCGGCGGTGTTCAAGCTGACCAACGCCGGCGCCTGGAAGGGCGACGCGCCGGTGCGCCAGCGCCTGGACTTCTTCGCCAGCCGGCGCAAGCGGATTTAGCTTCCCGTCATTGCGAGCCGCTTGCGGCTCCTGGATTGCCGCGGCGCAAGCGCGCCTCGCAATGACGGTCCCTTGTTGAAAGGACCCCCATGGACACCCCATCCGACCGCATCATCGCCGAGGCTGGCCGCCCGTTGCAGGCCACCGACGCCGCAGGCCGCGTGCTGGAGGTGCGCCGGCCCGGCGCGCTGGACCGGCTGCGGCTGTTCAAGGCGCTCGGCCCTGCGCTGTCGGCCAACGACCGCTATGTCGGCTATGCCATGCTCGCCTATTGCGTGCAGGCCATCGACGGGGTGCCGGTGCCGGCGGCCGCCACCGAGGCGCAGGTTGAGGCGCTGGTGGCGCGGCTCGGCGATGCCGGGCTGGCGGCGGTTGGCGAGGCGTTGTCCGACCCAAACTGATGCGCGCCGCCGGGGCGCCCGACCCGGCGGCGCTGCGTGGCCTGGTGGGGCAGGCGGACCTGGTGGACTGCCTGTTCCTGGTCCGCAACGGGGTGCCGCTGGATGTGGCGTTCAGCCTTGAGGCGCAGGAGCGGATGGCATGGGTGATCGTGATCGGCCAGATGGACGGGCTGGTGTGGGACTGGGCGGCGATGGCGTGGACGGGGTAGCGGCGTATGGCGCCGACACCCTGGTGCTGCGGATCGAGCAGCTTCCCACGCCGCCCCGCCCCGCCCCATGCATGAGCCGATTGCGACCCAGAGAGGACCCGCGATGATCGACGCCTACGAGATCGGCATCAACCTGGCCTTGCAGGACGGCGTGAGCGCCGGGCTGGAGGTCATCATCCGCGAGCTGTCCGCGCTGGACGCCGCCGTGGCCGCCAGCGCGTCGCGCTTGCAGGCGTTCATGGGGCAGGCCCAGGCCGCCGCGGCTGTGGCGGCGCGCACGGCGGGGCCGGTTGCTGTGGCGGCACCGGCGGCGGAAGCCGCCGTGCCGCCTGCGCTGCCCGGGCTACGCGCCGCCGAAGCGCCTGCTGCGCCTGGTGTTGCCGCGGCGCCCGCGCCCGCCGCACCGGCCAGCATCCCGCCAGTGCGCGTGGCCGCTGCCGCACCTGCATTGCCGCCCGCCGTGCTGCCCATGCCGCGCGCCGATGCCGCCGCGCCGGCCCCTGCCACGCCGGGCCTGGTCCAGGCCGCACCCGCGCCGCCTGCCGGGCCGCCATCTGCTGCCCCGGCTCCAGCCCAGGTGGTTCGTATCGCCGCCGCCCCCCCGGCCAGCCCGGCAGCGTCCGTGCCACCCCGGGCGCCGCCCTCCACCGCCCGCCCGGCCGCGCCGCGCGTCGAGGTCGCGATGCTGCTGCCCCAGCCTGCGCCCAGCCCGGCAGCGCCAGTTCCCGCCGCCCCGATGCCGCCGGCGCCAACCGCCCCGCTGCCCACCGCGCCGCCCACAGCAATCCGCGCCGCCATGCCGCCCCTGCTGCCCCGCCTTCCGCCCGCTGCGCCCATGGTTCCCGTCGCGCCCACGCCCGCCATGCCCGCCGCCGCCCCCTTCGCCGCCCGCCCCGCCGCCCCGCCGACCCCGACACAGGACGGCGGGCAGCGCGGTGGCGACGTGGTGCTGGACGGCCGCCTCGTGGGCCATTGGCTCGCCGACCGCATGGGCCGCGACGCCGCCCGGCCAGGTGCCGGCACCACCGGCTTCGACCCCCGCCAGTCCCCGGCCTGGACGCCCGCCGGGTCACAATAGAAACCGTCATTGCGAGCCGCTTGCGGCGCGGCAATCCAGGGGCGGCCAGGACCGCGCTTCCGGCCCCTGGATTGCCACGGCGCAAGCGCGCCCCGCAATGACGGGTGATGGACCGCCGCCGCGTCCACCCACCCAAGGAGCACCCCATGCTCACCCTCGGCCCCATCCTGTTCCAGTCCTTCGAGGTCCCGCAAAGCATCACCCTCGGCGGCCGCCAGCGCCTGGCCGTGCACCAGTTGCCGGGCGGCGCGCGCGTCGTGGACGCCATGGGCGCCGACGATGCGGAGCTGGCGTGGTCCGGCATCCTGTCCGGCCCGGACGCCGCCAGCCGCGCGCGCGCGCTGGACCGGCTGCGCCGCGGCGGCCTGGCCTGGCCGCTGGCGTGGGACGGCTGGCGCTACACCGCCATCGTCTCCCGCTTCGAGGCCGACAGCACCAACCCCTGGTGGCTGCCCTACCGCATCTCGGCGTGCGTGCTGGCCGAGGGCGACCTGGCGGCGCCGGAGCTGCTGCCGCTGGCGCCCACGGCGGAGGAAACCGTGGCCTTGGGCGCCGGGCCGGGGCTGGAGGACCGCTTGGCCGCTGCCGGCGCCGGGCTGGGTGCGCCGGACCTGGCGGGCGTGCTGGCCGCCGCCGGGCTGGCCGCACGGCTGGCCACCGCCCGCGCCTTCACCAACGCCCTGGGGGCCGCATGAGGATCATCACGACGGCCGGCGGGGACCTGTTCCGCCTGGCGCTGGAGCAGCTTGGCGACGCCACCCAATGGAACCGCATCGCCGCCCTGAACGGCCTGGACGACCCGGTGCTGGACGGCTTGCAAACCCTGCGCCTGCCGGAGCGCGACACCAGCGCAGGGGGTGGCTTTGGAGCTTAGGCAACCCCGGCTCCGCATCCTGGCGGACGGCGCCGCGCTGCCCGGCGCCCTGTCCGCCGACATCAGCACCAACAACCACCTCGCTGCCGACCGCTTCCGACTGCGCCTGGCCGCCCGCGGCCTGGATCCGGCGGCGCTGGCCGGGCGGCTGGACATCCAGGTCGGGCTGGACGGCGGCTGGACCAGCCTGCTGCTCGGCATCGCCGACAGCCTGCACCTGGACCCGATCCGCGGCACCCTGGACGTGGAGGGCCGCGACCTGTCCGCCGCGCTGGTGGAGGCCCGGACGGACGAGACGTTCGCCAACCGCACCAGCAGCGAGGTCGCCACCGCCTTCGCCGCCCGGCACGGCCTGGATGCGGACGTGACCACGACCAGCACCCCCATCGGCCGCCTGTATGGCAACGAGCGGGACAGGCTGACGGTGGGCCACGCCCGTGCGGCCACGGAATGGGATCTGCTGGCGGCCCTAGCCGGGCAGGAGGGGTTCGACCTGTTCATGGACGGCCCCCGCCTGCACTTCGGCCCGCCGTCCACCGACGCCCCGGTGCCGCTGCCAGTCGGCGGCTGCGTGGCGCTGGAAGTGGAGCACTGCCTGGCCCTGGCGGACCTGCGCGTGCAGGTGCGGAGCTGGGGCAGCCGGGGCGCGTCGGCGGTGGAGGCGTCCGCCGGGTCGGGCGCGCGCCTGCACGGCCTGGTGCGCCCGAACCTATCGGCGGACGAGGCGCAACGCCTGGCCGACCGGACGCTGGCCGACCTGCGCCGCCACGAATGGGCCGCGCACGTGACGATGCCCGGCGAGTTGTCCTTGACCGCGCGCAGCCGGGTGGCGCTGCAAGGCGCGGGCGCCGGGTGGGACCGGGTGCTGGCGGTGTCGGACATCAGCCGGCACCTGGATGCGCGTCGCGGCTTCTCGCAACGTGTCACGCTACAGGGGTTGGCCGATGGATAAGCTGATCAACGCCATCAAGGGCCACACCGCGGCGCAGGACGCCGCCGCCGGGCAGCCGCGGTTCGGGGTTGTCACGTCCGTCGATCCGCAGGCCGGCACGGCGCGGGTGCAGTTGCAGCCGGAGGGCGTGCTGACGGGCTGGCTGCCGCTGCTCAGCCCCTGGGTAGGCGCAGGCTGGGGCCTGAGCTGCCCGCCGTCGCCGGGCGACCAGGTGCTGGTATTGGCGCAGGAGGGCGACGCCGAGCACGGCGTGATCGCCGGCCGCGCGTGGAGCAGCAAGGCCCAGGCGCCGGCCGCCCCGGTGGGGGAGCTGTGGCTGACGCACAAAAGCGGCTCCTGGCTGCGCCTGCTGAACGACGGCACGGTGTCGGTGCGGGGCGACCTGCACGTCGATGGCGACGTGTATGACCGCACGGGGTCACTGGACCGGCTGC